GCAATTTCTACCCATCCTACTTGTGCAGTATCAGAACCATTAACAACATATTTGTTACGGATAATGATTGGAGAGTTAGAGAATTGAGTGAAAGAAGGAGTAATGCTAGTATAGTTATCATTAGCCAAGGTAGAACCTTTTGCATATTCAGAACCATAAACGAAGATTTTTAAGCTATCCATACCATCAGTAAATCCAGCAGCAGCCAAAGTAGCAGCAGTATAAGGAGCAACAGTTAATGCACCTGTAGTAATATTACTAGCAGTAACAATAGCTTTTACCTCTAATCCTGTAGCAGGATTCATAATAACGATAGTTTGGTTGATTGAAATAACGTTCTGTACAAAATCAGCAGGATCAGCAGGAGTTAAATCTACTGGGATAAGCAAAGTATTTGCAGCAGCACTAACAACATCAACGCCAGTGTAAGCAACGTGTAATCTATTTTGTTCTGACCAGATAACTTGATCTGAACTCATTGGCATTTCTGCTCCTACCATACGTAAGAATCCAGAAAGAGTTCTGTTTCCATAACGTTCTACTTCAGCTTCGTAGATTTCAGGTAAATATTGCTGTGCGAAAGATGAAAAATCAGGATTAGTTGGATCCGTGAAATTCAAATAATTTGTGTTTAAAGCTTGTTGCTTCTGGGACGGAGTAATACTTCCGAACGTAGGCGTTACATTTGCCATAATTGTTTAATTTTTAATGGTTAAATTTTTTTATTTTTAATTTTGTAGAATCTACGCCGTTAATTGCTTTTACTTTTAATCCGTTAATAAAAATCTCACCAGAAGACGTTTGTCTTGGGGCAGTCGTAGTATTATTAGATTTCGCAACAACCTCTTTAATCGCATCGGCTTTGCCCTGCTCGTAAAAATGACTTGCAATAGTATCTATATTTTCAGCGCCATACATAGCTTTGTGGTATCCTTTCAAATCCGTAACTTCACCTTTATCGTTTAAGAACTTCTTAACCAGGTTTGTAATGTTTGATTGTTTATCGGCCACAACTTCTGCATTCTGTACGCCATATCTAAAATTCTTTTCTCCTATCTTGAAATCAAAACCTTTGAAGTCTTGAGAGAAAAAACCCTTAGTGTCGTCTTTAAACTTAGAGTGTTGTGTTTCCACGTATGTTTGTTCTTCATTGTATCGGTTAAAAAAGTCTGTAGCTTTTTGTTGTTCTTTGGTAACACCAGGTCTTAACTTAATTTCCTCGTAATATTTACCTTTAAGATCTTCTAAAAAGTTTTTAGCTTTTGCAACTTCTTCTTTGAATGCGAGTTTCTTTTTTCTGATGTCTCGCTCATCATCTTCGTCTTCGTCATAACTAAATTCATCTTCCATTAAGAAATCAATTTCTTCGGCGTCTAAATGTGGTCTTGACTTTTTATAATATTCTTTTAATAATTTTTCATTGCTAATAGAAGAGTAGTCAGCGTTTAATCTAACATAGTCTTCAACTGTTCCGCCAGTCTCTTCCATAAAAGAAACTAATTTTTCGATGTTTTCCGGTAATGGTTTACCAGTTATTTCAGCCTTCTCAATAGCTTTGTTTGTTTCTTCAATTAATGTTTCAGCAGCAGTATTAACTTCTTCCTGAGTTATCTCTTGAATTACAGTAACTATTTTTTCTTGGTTAACTTCATTGGTAACTTGGACGTTGACGGCGTTTCCTTCGCCCACTTCTTGCAATCCCACTTTGGGCTCTTGATTGACCAACACGCTTTCATTTGTGCTTTGCTCTTGAACGGCATCTGTAACTACTTTAGTTGTTAAATCTACTTTTGAAACTACATTAGGTTTCTCTAACTTTTTCATAGGAGCTTTTCTTTTCTGAAGCTTAAACTCTCCTTCTTGTCTTACTTGTTCTGACATAATATAATAATATAAAATTGGTTAATAAAATTCTTTACATTCCGAATCCTGATAAATCATCATAAGAAGATTCAAAATCCTTAGGCATAGAATTATTTTTTCTTTGGTCTATTAATTCCGATTGTTGCGTGGCTTGTATTTTTGTTCTTTGATCTTTACGATCTTCTGCTTGTGTTTGTTTTTGTTGAGCGATACCCAACTGCACTTGAGCAAGTTGCATATCATACTCAAACTTTTGAGCCATCTTTTGTTTCTCAATCAATAACTCTTGTTGCATTCTTTGTATTTCAAATTGAGATTTGGATTGTAATATTTGAATCTCGGTTTGAGCTAACGCTTGTTGCTTTTGTACCTCTGCTAATGCAGCGGCTTCAGACGCTTGAGCGTTTGCTTGCGCTTGTGCTTGTATATTCGCTTGTTGATTAGCTTGCATCTGTTCTTGTTTCTTCTTTCTTTTGTATTTTAAAGATTGATTAGCAAGTTTAAGGTTTTTAATTTCTCTTAAGTCAATAGCATCTTCTAAGTCTATACTACCTGTCTGTAAAGACATTTGTATGTTTTGTTCTAATTGTGCTTTCTCTTCGTCTTCGGGTTCTAACTCTAAGAAGATACCAAAGTCATGTAAATTTAAGTTTACAATTTCTTTTAATGTTTCTACATTAGATATAGATATACTTTCAATTAAAGATTGTCTTGTTAAAGGGAAGTTTAAAGAATCACTAATCCTTAATGATACATTCTCACACACTCTTAATGTTAAATATAAACTAGCATCTTTAATATGACGAGTTGATGTATTTGAATTTGCAGCAGCCATCTTTTGTAATCCTACTAATGCATCTCTATCTGGAGAACTACCATCTCTTGCTTCGTTTAATCCGGTTACATCGCGAATCATCTGTAAGTAATATTGGTAAGTAGATATTAAAGAACTTATCTTAGCGTTACCTGACGATGTTTGTAATTCTTGAATTGGTACCTTGCCTGGGTTTTGACCACCATCTTGCGACTGTGATCTACCTACAATACTACCGGTTTGGAAATACATATTTAAGGCTTCAGCAGCATTGTAATTTGTACCATTCCCTAAATCAACTTCTGCTAAACCATCTACATCTACAAAAACCCCATCTGGCACCATTCTAGATAGTACTTGTTGTAGTTTTAAATGCGTTAACTGAATCATATCAGCAAATGTAGTAATTCTACTTACTAAAGATTCAATTCTACCTTTGTACATTCTAGGCGCACAAATTGCATAATTCATTTCCACTTTAGTAGTATCAGCATAAGGTCTAGTCATATTCTCTGCCAACTTCCATTCTAGCATTTTTTCAAATCCTAAAATCTTTGCGCCTGAATATAATACCTCAATTGTTCTAGATACTCTTTCAAAGTTATCACTTGTCGGTGGATTAAAAGTATCAGGTTTTTCTAATGCTTTTTCTAATCCTTGTTCTGTTTGTTTAATCTTAAATACTTGGTTTGAATAAGTTTTATATTCAAAGTAAAGCACTTGTACTGTATTATCGTTTTGATCTTGGCCATAATAATTACGAGTGTAATTAGCGTCTCCAGGATACTTTTCTATTTCTTTTAAATCTGCGTCAGATAAATATGGAAATTGTTTTTTTAATTCTTCTAAACTAATAGACTTAACTTCACCAACATAATAAATATCTTCAAAGTTTGGATCTTCTGTATAAGAATAAACTAAATTAGCAGGATCTACCCAGTCAATTGTAATACCATTTGCAGGATTCCAATTTGTTTTTGCAGCAGCAATGCCTAATACTGTTAAATCATAGTTTAGTCTTTTACTAACCAAATCATATTTATTAGTATCTAGTATTTGATTAATCACTTCCTCTTCCGCAATTTCAATAGATTGTTTATAATCTAATTGTAAATGTATTTCAAGCTCTTCAGTAGTCTCTGGTAATTTGCTTGGATCAAGTGTATTATATAAGTTGGCACCTAGTTTTGATTGGATCTCATCCAATAATTCTTTAGCCATCATGTCTCTTAATATACCAGCCGCGTAATCTGTTTTTTGTTTTGTTGCTTCAGGGTCTTGAGCATAAGCTTTAATCTCATAACTCTTATTACTTAATCCATTAACAACAATATCTACAAATTTAGGTATAATAGGAATAGGCTTCCAATCTAAATTAAGATATGATAAATCACCATTTATAGATAATTCATCTTTATATTTTTGTACAGGTTGCTCGCCTCT